CATTAAATTAATTTTTGGCTTTTTGTCTTTTCTTTCACTTAACTGATATATTCTTTCAACAATTTTATTTTTTAGTTTAGCATCTGCTTCACAATGATAACTTACAGTAACTCCAATATCCATAGCAGTTAACTCGTCACAATATTTTTCACTAAATGTTCCGTTAGATGTAATGCCAATAGTTTGATTTATTTGATCATCATATGTTTTCATATGTTTAAATAAATTTAAAAGATTAGGATTATTAGTCGGTTCTCCACCAGTAAAACTACAAATAAGTTTTTGATCCACTTTAGTATAACTGTTAATAATTTTAAAATAATCTTTAACAAAATCATACGTTTTAATTAGTTTCTCATATGATGCGTGAGGACTAAAATTATCATGTCTATGCGGAGGACAATATGTACAATCATAATTACATCTACGACCAACGTCCCAAGTAACATTAAAAGTCTCTTCGGTTGTGTTATCGATTTTAATAATTTCTTTATTCATTATTTAAACTGCTCCGCAAAAGGATCAAACTCTGATCCACATTTCATTGCACATACTTTTAGTTTGCCATCAGCACAACTAGACTTTGTCCAACTGTTTGCTATATCGTCAAATATACCAGTTGCAAATACTTTGTCTAATCCGTGTTTTGCATTAATAGAATCTTTGCCGCCTGCACGTTCTATAAAGTTCCAAATAGGTTCTTCTTTTTTAGGATCTTTATGCCACCATTTGTACATACGACCAGCGGTCCAACAACAAGGAAGTGCGAGCCCTTCCGCACTAATATAAAGACTCTTTGTAGTGTCATTAGATACTTTACATCTAATTGATGCACTATCGTAATAAGCATCCATACTACCGTGTCTGTTGACTAATTCTTCTTGTTGTTGTAATGCTTTGTTTAAATATTTAGTGTCTGGCTTTTTGAGCTCTGTACTGTCTTTACCTTTGCGGTCTTTTGCTTGATGAGATTCTTTTGCTTCAGTATTAGCAGTAACAAAACGTCCTGTCTTCTTAGCAACAAAACTTTCAAAGCCTAGTTCATCTGCTAGTGCTTTTGCTTCATCTACTTGATGTTGATTATGTTCGAATATTAAGAAGTCCCAACGAGCTCTTCCGCCACCTTTAATAAAGGCTCGCATACTTCTTTCTACATTGTCCCATACTACACCTTGTCTGTAAATGTGATTAGTATCTCGCAAACCATCTACACTAAAAATAACGTGTCCGTGTTTGCCAAATACGTCTGCTAGTTTAAACCACCAGTCTTCTTTTTGTGCACCAGCATTTGTATTCATACTTAAATGAATGGTCGGATTGTTTTGGCGAAAGTATTCAAATATTTCTAATGTATCTGTAGCAACAATAGGATCGCCTAAGTTACCACACATATACATTGACTTTAATTGTTTAATAAAGTCTGGTGTAAAGATATCTTTACAGTCTTGCAGTGTTAGTTCATCTAAATTAATATGTGGATTGATACCTTCACCGTTCATATTTCTATCACACATAGGACAAGCCGCTTGACACTTCTGCGTAACTTCTAAATGGATTGTATCTATATCAGTTATCTTATACATCACAAACTCTTTTTCTAAGATCGCTAGTACTGAACCTATGATCTCTTTTATTAAAGTAAAGTTCTATTCCTCTTTTACGACATATGTCTTTACCTGTAAAGTCTTTGTCTCTGTATTCTTCGCCTAGTATACGAATGTTAATAGGCAGTGTTTCTAGTATGTCTTCTAAGTCTCTTTCAGTTTGATAAGGAACAACTTCGTCTACATACTGAACTGCCTTGAGTTGCAAATATCTTTCAAACATAGTTTGTATTGGACGATTCTTTGTGTCAGGTCTATCTATTGTAGGATCACTTTGTAAGCCTACAATCAAATAATCACATTGGTCTTTTGCTTCACGCAACATAGCAACGTGTCCGGCGTGTAGCAAATCAAATGTACTAAATGTTATTCCTACTTTTTTCATTTAATGATTTCTTTTACCATCAAACACACAAACAAAATAACAACCTTGTTCACTTGCATGAACTCTGTGAAAGTGTCCATCTTCAATTAATACAACTGAGCCTGGTTCAACTTTGTGAACTGTCTTTACTCCGTTAGTATCTATTAGTTCCATTGTACCGTAACCTTTTACAAAATAATAAACTTCTTCCTGCCCTACATGAGCATGGCCTCTAGTACTCATATTAGGTTTTAAGTCTGTACTGCTTAACACTAGGTTGTTTAATGTTTTGTTATCTTTTAGCAGATACGTTTCGTTATCCTTAACTACTTCTCCGCCAATATCTGTTATAGTATATTTCATTTTGCTATCCAATATATCCAAATTAACATAGGAACAATAATAAAAAACTGTGGCAAGAAATTTAATATAATGGCTTTTTCATTCCATTTATATCCTACATAAATCCAACCAGCCGCGCCTAGCATTTGTATAATACTGTTCCATGGTGTTATACCTGCTACGTGAAGAACCATTGCAATTAATATTAATATTGCACTAGTATATTTGACTACAACTATTCCCATAACAATTTAATTTCCTTTCCAGGGCCTACCTTACTTGGTAAGTCGCCATGTTGTTCTACATACCAATTGATAACTGCTTTGTACCAATTGTGGCTATTATGGTGTGCTTGTTTATTAAACTGATGAATGTTAACACTAGTTGCATCCATAGTTGCTAACGCACGAGCACTTTCTTTTTGTAAATCTCTAACTGTTAAGTTATCTAATTCCAATTCTCATATACCTTGTGTATTTGCCTAAATCTAACTCGCCTTCGTATAAAACATTAGACATAGGTGCTTGTTGCTCAAACTCTTTTAAACTAGTTACACAGTTAACATGGTCATCTATAGCAACATAGTTGTTGCTCTGTAAACATATAAGTTTACCTTTTGGTATCATGTCATACCACTTAGTAAAGTCTTTAATGTGTTCACAACTTGTATTAATAATTGTATTGGGTCTATCTGTAATAGGAAAACTATTACGATTATTTTTTACACTCCAACAACTCCAAGTATGTGTATCGTAATTGATGTTAAACATATCTTCTGTTATTGCTTTAAACTGCCAATCGTTTTGTACATATGTGTTATTGACAGCATCAGCAATAGGTTGACATTTTTCATCAATATCAAAACTTCTTATATAGTGTATAACCATATTACTATTAAACAACATAGCACTTAAAGTTCCATACCAACCGCCTAGAACAAACACTGTGCGAAGTTCTTTGCCTGTGTTTTGTAACTCGTTTACTAACCAACGTTTGCTTTTTAATTGTCCCCAACTTAATGCATCTGTAAAATCAGCATCATAGTTATCACTTGCTTTACGCAAGTCGTTAAACAACTTGTCTCCGGTAAGTAAAGTCATACGACCCAGGAAGTCGTTGTCATCTACAAAGTTAATTTGTTTCTTGCTCAAAACGTTCCTTTAGCCATTGCCAATTGTTAATATTTTTATAGTCGCCGGTGTGTGCATACTTGCCATATTCGGTTCCGGCTAACGCACCTGCAATACTGTAATCACCAAAGTCTCCTTTGCCTACAGTACACCAAGTGTTTAATCTTGTGTCTGTTTCAGCATCTTTTTGTCCAGGTATAACTTTACTGCTTAACTTAACACATTCTCTGAATGCCGCTTTCCAAGTATTAAAAGGATCTGTATCATAATGTACAGTACTGCCAACTACTTGATAAGGAACAAACTTTGTACTAATTGCAGTAGTAAAGTCTACAACGTTGTCCGGATCAACTGCTAAAACTTTCTCTGTTGGAAATAGTTTGATTCCACTGTATCCATATACCAAGTCATTAACTCCGTTACGAGCTCTCCAAACATATACTGCATCTTTATTATACTTGTCTGGTTTAAAACTTGGATCGAATTCTTCTGTTATTAAGTTGTCGCCTTCTATAACATAATACATTTCTGTACGAGCCATTTTTGCACAGGCTTGGTGTGCATACGGTAAACCTAAAACTCCGTGACTTCTTCTTGCCCACGGAAACTTTTTCTTTACAATATCCCAATGCTTATCAGCATTAGGTTCTTCATAACTCATAAAAATTATATCGTACATTAATAACTTCTCTTACCTTGCTTCCAATCGTTTTCTCGAATCTTTGCAATTTCTTTATTTGCTTCTTGTACTACAATTTTACCTGTTTTAAAGTCTGTGCTTTCTGTAAAGTTGGCTCCTTTAAAAGCAACCTTTTTAGTACATACTTCAGTACATCTATAAATTCTATCTCCTGGCCTTGACCCATGTAATTTACTATCCCAACTACTAACTAAATCTCTAGTATAAAATTCATGTGCTAAAATATCATTCCAACTATGTGTATATAAACTATTCCAAGTATTTCCGTAATTACCGTCAACTCTTTCTTTTAACATATCACTTCTATCCATTTTAGTTGAATTAAGGTAACAACAAGGCCACACTCTGCCATTGTAACTTACATGATATTGTTCTAGTTCATTCTTCCATGCACACTCAATTGGCTCATCGGGTATTTCTGGTTCTTGAAAGGTTACCCCAGAACTTCTTAACTTTTGAATTTTTTTACGTTCTTTTACTATATAACTTGGTACATCATTTAACAAAGGACTTTTATTAACACGAGATCTAAATCTTTTGAATCCCATATTATGTGCCAGTTCTTTTGCTTTTTGTTCTTGATGAGCGTTCCAAGGAAAGATAAGATACTGCCAACCTGCTTTACCACCTGCTTCAATAAATGCTTTTGCATTTGCCATTATCTTATCCCATTGACAATTTTTACGATATAAATGATTTGTATCTTCTAAACCGTCAATACTAAACCAAACAAAATGTTCCTTATCTTTTAATACTTCTGCCCAACGTTTTAAATATTTTGGAGTTCTTATACTTCCGTTGGTATGAGCACCAATAAACATATTTGGTCTAATATTATAAACGTGTTCAGTTATTCCAATTAAATCTTCGTGTGCTAAAGGATCATCAATAGTTCCGCAAAAATAAATTTCTTTAACACTGTCGGCACCTGACAATGCATTTGTAAAAACTTCTTTAGTAAGGTACTGTGGAGACCCAATCTCATCTCTAACTTTCATTGGTAAGTTTGTAATATCGATCTTTTCATTATTGTCCATTAGCACTTTAAGTATATCCCAATCTATTTTGTTTCGAACACAACTACTACACAATGCATTACAAACATTACTCAATTCAAATTGAATTTTTGTAGGTCTTTCTAGGTAATGCATTAACTACAAACCTTTACACCATATGC